GCCTTTTCTTGTGGCATTAAACCTTTCATGAGATTGGGGTGGTTCTTCAGAGAATGTTCGAGAGAACTAACCCAAGGGCCCGTTACCAAAGCTGTGCTCGTTAGAGTGTTGCAGATTGTGCGAGCTATTTTGTCAAGCGCTAACAATTCATCTTTTATGAAAATTTTTGAAGTTTTGTAAAAACAGGGGCGTTTATGGCCTCGTTTGACAAATTGACCATCGTCGCCTCTCTCTCTCTTAAATAGCGCCTTCTTCGTGCCTTTTCTCTCGTCAATATATTGTTCTAGGGTCAATGGAGCAATGCGAATGCCGCCAAAAAGCAATGGAAAAACCATCTCCATGCATATGAACGGAATCTTGTTTGCGTTGAACGAATATGACAAATTTCGTTTTCTCAACGCAACATACAAATTGTGTGTGCATTGTGCGGGTGCGTATAATTTGAATTTTTGTGGGCCACTTCCATTTAGCGTGGTCATACCACACTTATTTACAGCAGATTCCTGGCCTTGCCCTCTACAGATAGGGTCAACGTTGCAACAGCCACTTAAAGCGACTGGGAATTCAGATCTAACTAATTCCTTTAATTCAAATTGAGCTACTACGCCCGGTGATACCATCGTACCAATAGAATCGTCGCAATTGACGCACCTAGGCCCGATGCTAAAAGTTTGATCGCCTGCACTTTCGTGCGTCCGGTCACAAACAAGTGATGAGTTAACAATGGTGTCATTAATGAATTGTTTTCTAACGCTGGTTGCATGCGAAAATCGTCGGACTGTTTCACAATTTCTTGGGACCATGCTTCGTAGTAATTCAAAGTATGTAGCGCTAGGCAGACCGCAGCCCCCTTGCCCACGTCTTTCAAATTCCACGAGGCCCAGAGCTTCGACAATGTCTCTTGTATAAGGGTTGTAGTACCTAGGCATTGACGTTGATTTTCGAACGATGTCAGCTGCAATAGAATCTCCTTTCGGCCCAAATCCGTTGGGGTCACATTGGATGCCATCCGTATCAAGTACACGAGAGACGTGTTTTGAAGTAAGCGTAACGCTCCCCTGCCAAGCGCTTGCCAATGCAAGAGGGATTTCAGATGCCCGGCGACTAGATAGACAGTAGAAATCCCTAGTGGTTGTCCCGCTGATCCTAGGCCACACGCGTTGACTTGGGAAATAATAGTCTGGTGTGTCTCCAAATCCCTGGATACTACAGGACAGACAACTACAGACACCGCCGAATACATTTGCATCGATGTGTTGGGATCCTTGGTGTATGAGAGTGCGGCCTCTCTGACCCATTGATACAGTTGTGTGGGGTAGCTGAGTTCTGTCTCGCCTGGACGAAAATCTTGCATCAGTTGTGAATTCATGCGTAGTCTAACATCATCTAAAATTGTGGAAGCATCAGCCTCAATCTGTGAGTTTGATTTGTAATGCGAC